TAAAACAAATAAAACAAACAAAACAAATAAAACAAACAAACGCGGGGCTTGTCCCCCGCACGGACACCGATAATAAATGATTCTCGATGATTGGCAGCAGGAAGTCATGCAAACCAAGGGCAATATCGTACTAAGAAGCGGTCGGCAAGTAGGTAAATCAACCGTAATCTCCCAAAAAGCGGCGGAGTTTGCAATAAACAACCCCCAAAAAACAGTGCTAGTCATCGCCTGCGTCGAACGCCAAGCACTTCTTCTTTTCGAAAAAATACTGGCCTATATCTACCAGAATTATCGCAAATTTATCAAAAAAGGCAAAGACAAACCAACCAAACACAAAATAAACTTAATTAACGGCAGTGTGATTTATTGCTTACCAACAGGAATATCCGGATATGGTATCCGAGGATACACAATCGACCTTTTAATCGCAGATGAGGCAGCATTTGTTGGAGAAGAAGTTTGGACAGCAGTAACCCCTATGCTAGCCATCACCAAAGGCGATATAATACTCCTCTCCACGCCTTTCGGCAAGAGTGGGTACTTTTATAGATGTTTCAGTGATGATACTTTTACAAGCTTCCATATTAGCTCTGAGGATTGCCCCCGAAAAAACCAAGATTTCCTTGACCAAGAAAAAAAGCGTATGTCCAAGCTGCAATATGCCCAAGAATACCTAGGCGAATTTGTTGATGAATTACAGCAATTTTTCCCCACCAAATTAATCCAAAACAGCATGAGAGAGAGAATTGTCCTAACGCCCCCTTTCAGGAAATACCTCGGAATCGACGTCGCCCGGATGGGGCAGGATGAATCCGTGCTTTTTAGTGTTGCTGAAAAAGAAGGAATATTATTCCAAATTGAATTGCAAATCACTACTAAAACAAGACTAACCGAAACCACGGAGATGATAATCAATGCCGAAAAAAGACACCATTTTAAAAGAATTTTTATTGATGATGGGGGACTCGGAGTCGGAGTCTTTGACTCATTACTCGAGAATAATCTCACCAAACGGAAAGTCATTCCAATTAATAACTCTGCGCGGGGCTTGGATAGCAACAAGGAAGAAGGAAGAAAAAAGAAATTACTCAAAGAAGATTTGTATAACAACCTCCTTGTTTTAATGGAACAAGGAAAAATTAAATTAAAATATGATGAGCGAACAATCCTCTCGCTAAAATCCATCCAGTGCGAATACACCGAAGCAGGAAAGATGAGAATCTTTGGCTCTTATTCCCATATCACCGAAGCCCTCATCCGGGCCGCTTGGTGTCTCAAAGAGAAAAGTTTAAATATTTACATCTATTAGTGATGAATATAAAATAAAATGGCATATGTAGGAATTTTTTGCACTGAAGCAGAAATCGACCAACGCACAGGTGCTAACGTCTCCGCTTCTTTTACTGCTGTTATGAAAACCGCGGCCGCCCTCGCCATGGAATCCACCATTAATGTTTATTGCCGATATAATTTTAGCGACAACTTCGCCACTTTAAATGCAGATGTAAAATACATTTTAAGTGACATTGCCGCTTCTTTAATTGCTATCCAAGCCATCGCTTATGACATGAGCGGTTACACTTCCAGAACTGAAGCTGAAGATATGATTAATATCCTGAGAGACGCTGTCTTAAGAGGGCTTTCCATCCTGCGGGATAAAAAGCAGCAGGATTTTATCAATGCCGCATGATTTCCAAAGTTTCCCTGAACTCACAAATACCCAAATGGATTTTTATTATCTCCAATCCCCTCACAAGCAAATCACCGAAAACTTCACTGCCAAAGTCGTAAAAGTCCATGATGGAGATACCATCACGGTTAGATGGAGTGAAAGAGATTTTGATTTCCCCATTCGCTTTATCAACATCGCTGCCCCTGAAATGAATGAAAATGGCGGCCATGAATCCCAGCAATGGCTGGAACAAAGGCTTTTGGGACAAACTGTTGATGTTGTAATCACCCCTGAAAACCGTGTTGAGAAATGGGGAAGATTACTGGGAAACATCATCCAGAATGGCTTTGATGTTGGAGAAGAACAAATAATCCAAGGGTTCGTTACCTCATGGGAACAAAGAAAACAAGGAAAAATTATCAATCCAATAAAACCACCAAAATAAAATGCCACTAAACCAAAGCTCAATTTTCCCCCCTGCAAAAGAATTTACTATCAATTACAACTGGGTTGATATGGCAGCAGGGACAGGATATGTTCTCTATTATCTCCATGCCACAAAAATGGCGGCAGGAACTACATATCATTTAACCCCTTCCAATTACATGGATACTTTAACTGGGGAGCATTACAATGCGCAAACAAGAGAATATTATAAATCAGCGAATGCAGCAGGGGCAGGTTCAGCTTCCATTGACTTGGATTTTGATACAACTACTTTCCAACATCCAGTAACAATAAAAGGCAATGCAGTTATAAGATTTGGGTGGATGTGTGAAGTAGCCTACTCAGATAATGTATCCGCCTACTTAGTCTGCAAATTAAGAAAATGGGATGGCACAAGCGAAACTGAGATAGCTTCTTGCCAAAGTTCTGGCTTCAGTGCCACAGGAGGAAGTGATAGTGTAGGCTGTGGAACAATAGTTATGTCTGTCCCCCAAACACACTTCAATAAAGGAGACCAGATTAGGCTTACAACAGAAGTGTGGGCAACCAAAAGCGGAGCTGGTGGAAGTGGAGGTGTTGTCTTAACTTATGACGCAAACGACGCGGAAATGACCGTAGGCACAAAAACATTATCAGCAGGAAGCACACTTTTAGCTGCCGCCATACCTTATAAAATAAATCCTTAAAAATGCCTGAAACAAGAATAAGCAGCACTGAAATTGGAGATAAAGAAAACACAATCACTGAATACTCAGTACCTTCCGTTTCTTTGGATAATGCCAAAGACCAAAAAGAAACCACCTACCTTAACACCAAATGGGGAGAATTCCTTGGTTACTATAAAAAAATCCCCGAACTCGCCTCCGCCATCGATGCCAAAGCAACATGGACTATCGGCAAGGGCTTCAAAAGCAATGAAATTACCGAAATCGCTTTGTCAAGAATCCATGGCTGGGGCAAGGATTCTTTTAATACCATTCTCGAAAATGCTGTAAGAACATATCACATTGGGGGAGATTCCTTCGCTGAAATAATCAGAGATAATGAAGGAATGCTGGTTAATCTCAAACCATTAAATCCGGAAACCATGCAAATCGTAGCTAATCGCCAAGGGCTCATCATCCGCTACGAGCAAATCAGCAAAACAAAAGGACAAAAAAATAAAACATTTACTCCTGAAAACATTTTTCATCTTGCTCGAAACAGAACAGGCGATGAAATACACGGAGTTAGCATAATCCCTGCCGTGGAAGAAATCATTTTGATGAGAAATGAAGCCATGGCAGATTACAAAAAGCTCCTTCACCGAAATGTCTTTCCAGTAAGAATCTGGAAATTAGATACTGACATCCCCTCAGAAATCGCCGCTTTCAAAGCCAAAGCAGATAAAACCTCAACACAAGGAGAGAACATTTTTATTCCCAAAGGCTCAGTAGAAACAGAACTCGCTGCCGTTCCTTCAAATGCAACATTAAATCCCCTGCCGTGGATTCAACAATTAAATCAATACTTTTTCCAAGCAACTGGAGTTCCCCAGTTAATCGTTGGCGGCAGCCAAGAATTTACTGAAGCTAGCGCTAAAATCGCTTACCTTGCTTTTGAGCAAATAATCGAAGAAGAGCAGCTCTTCATCGAAGAGCAAGTCCTCGCTCAACTAAATCTGGAAATAAATTTAGAGTTCCCGGCAACTCTTCAAAATGAAATGATTTCTGACACCGGCAAATCAGAAACCATGCAGGCCGCAACTCCTGAAGATACAGCAATTACAAACCCCCCAGCAGAGGTTGGATCATAATGGCAAGTAGAAAAACAATGAAAACAAGGAAAAAAAGAATCTCCAAGCCGAGTCCAAACAAAAGAAACCCCGCTGATGTAAAAGCAGGGATTGATGCCTCAAGAATCGGCATGGGAAGAACTGCTCAAAGAACTGCCTCTAGACAGGAAATGGCAGCCAACAAAGGAACTTCCAAAACCCAGCAAACCAGAGAGAGAGCAACAAGAGCTGCTACTCCCGGAGCTGTTGGAGAGAGAGAAAAGAGGGTAACTCAACAAAACATAATTAATAGGCAAAAGAAAGGAATTCCTTTATTGGGAAGTCCAAAAAGAGGAATTGCTCCCATTCCTGGAGCAACCCCAGAACAAACTTTTAAACCAGCCCCCGGCCAGCCACAAATCCAAGCCCTAGAAACACAGAATACGCCCCCTTTAACGTCGCCAGAAGCCAAAGAATCACAAATAACAGAAACAGCTCCTGAACAAATGGGGCAAGAGCCCCCAGCTCGCTCGCTCTTCAAAAACTTTCTAGATTTTCAACAGCAAAGTAGAGGAATTCCTACTGGTGCTTCCATGAAAGATTTAGCCAAAGGAGTGGGAGTTAGCTTAGTTGCAGGAATAGCGATAGCAGCAATCGCTACCGGGGTAGGAACTATTGCTAGCTCTGCCGGAATTGGAACAACATTAGCAGAAACAGGCGGGTTAAGTAACCCTACTGTTGCCAAAATTGCTAGTGGCGGTTCTGCAGGGAGACTGGCCAAAGCCACAGAATACATTGCTAAAACCTATCCCAAACAAAGTATTACAACCAAAGCCGCAAAATCAGTTTTATCTTATCTTGGAAAAACTGTCAAAACGCATCCATGGAAAACATTAATAGGGGGAACTACGGCAATAACGGGAATTGTAGGACAAGCTGTCTTTAATGGGTTCTTGGATGAAGAAGCTGACCAATCTATCAGTTTTGCTATTGACCAAGCAATCAGAAACGGATTCATGGATGAAGCTAAAGAAATGATAGAATGGAGAAAAGGATTAACTGATAAAGGTATGTGGAACACCTTGCAATTACTATACCCCATGCATGGTATTAACAATTATATGACCTCTGCGCAAGCTAAAATAAAGCAACAGGAACATGAATTTGAAATAGTGCAAAGAACTTTAATAGAAGGTTACACACCAACAAACTTGGAACAGGCTAAAAGAGAAGAAGAAGAAGAATATTACGCCAGCCGTAAAACATCAGGCAAAGCAGTTAAATCAAAAATAACAAGGAGGTTCGTAGATTGAAACTAGCAGTCCTAATCGATAAACTGGAAATCATCGGAAAAGAATTAAAAAAAATAAATGATAGAGAAGATGAAATCTGGGAGTTAGACCCAACTAATCCAGCAAATATAAAATGATTGACTACCCAACATTAATAAGCAACTTCGGCTTTCCCATAGCCATGGTTTGCTACTTTGCTTTCCGATTCGAGAAAATTCTCAACAACAATACTAAAGCCATCAATGGCTTTAAAGAAGTATTGTTAAAAAACAAGAGGTGAAATTATGGCGGAAGAAAAAGAAGAAGAAGAGCAAGAGCAAGAAGAAAAGAAAAAAGAAGAAGAAACAGCAGGAGAAGAAACCCCTGCTCTTTCCCTTCAAGAAGCAAAAAAAATAACTGCGGATTTACAGGAAGCAAATAAAATAAAAAAAGAATTACTGGATAGAGAAGAAGCCCTGCAAGCTCAAAAAATGATTAGCGGTAAAAGTGAAGCTGGAAGCAAAACAAAAACTAAAGAGGAAAAAGAAATAGCTGGGGCAAAGAAACTTTTAGCTGGAACAGGACTTGAAGAAAAAGCCTTCCCCAAAGAATGAATTTTATTATAAAAGAATGTAAAATTTGCAAGAAGCAGAGAAAATTCCTTAAGGGAACACCAAGAGACAAAAAATCCATCTGCGGAAATTGCTGGGATTGGGAAAAATATCCTTAATTTCTGCAATTATTTACAAACATTTAAATAATCAAAGTAATTTATAAGAAGTGGTGATATTTAAATGGCAAACGAAGCTGTAATAATTGAATTGTTTAATGGTGGGCGTCCTATGGATTTTACTTGCGCCGATGGCACAGGAATTGCTAAAGGAACTCTCCTTGAACTAACAAGCCCAAGAACCGTTATCGCAAATACAAACGATAACGCCCCGGTTGTAGGAATTGCTGCCGCTGAAAAAGTGGCGAGTGATGGAGCAACAACCATCGCCGCTTATACTGACGGGATTTTTGATATGCTTACCGACGCCGGAACAGACGCTGTCGGTTCAATAATGGCAAACTCGGCAACTGAGAACACCATTCAAGGCGCTGACGCTGCCGATGTAATACAAGGTTCTGTTGTTGGAAAGGTTCTGGAAACCTGCACTGATGGTGGAACTCATGCTGTGAGGGTAAATTTATAAAATGGTAGCGGACACAACTGGAGAAGCGGACTTAAGAGCTGAGCATGTCTCACGTATTGTGAAGGGCTTTGCTCTACAAGAATACGTTTTAAAACAAGTTTGTATGATTCAATCTTCTAAAACTTGGACAGAAACTTACTACAAAGAAACCGCTGCTGATTTAACAGCAGGCGGAAACCGAAACGTGAAAGGAATCTCCCGTTTAGCCAACTTCCCTTATGGAGAAGTTAGCTGGACTAAAACTTCTGGAAGAAATCTCAAGCATGGTATGGATGGCGTCATCTCTTGGGAAGACGCCAAGACTAATGCCATCGATGTAATTGCCAGAACTCTTTTGAGAATTGCAAGAGCTGTGGCTAAATCTGTTGATGGTGTCATCGCCGCCGCAATCTTAAGCGAGGCGGGAAATGTCAAAGCCGCCAACGCTACATGGAACAATGCTATTATTGCTGACCGGGACCCCATCCAAGATTTGCTTAACGCAAAATCCGAGATTGCAATTGATAATTACAATCCCGAAGGAGCTTATTTGCTGCTTCACCCAACAAATTATGCTGAAATGCTGGGAAATGCCAACGTAAGAAACGCTGGCCAATTCTGGACAGATGATGTTACCAAGAATGGCAGGGTAGGACAAATTGTCGGACTCAAAGTCATCGTCAGTAATTCTATTACTGAAGGTGGAGCCCAGATTGTCGTTGCCAAAGAAGCCTGCACATGGAAATCTGTTGTTGGCTTGACCGTAAATACCATTTATGACGCCGGAGTAAAATACACTATAAGAGCTTTTGAAGTGGGACAAATCCAAGTCGTCAATCCTGACGCCATCTGCAAAATTACGGGTATTTAAATATGGTAGCCGCCACTCTTTTATATAATGGAGACGCTTCTGATACTACGGCGATCATTACCGCCGTAAGCACTAATCCTGCTGCTAATTTAATTATCTGCCCCAATGGCGGAGGCAATGGAGTTGCAATCTTCCTGCAAGGAAGCTAAAGAGGTAAATTAAAATGTCTTATAAAAATCGAAAAGCTGAATATGAAAGATTAATGGAAGAAGTCGCAGGTTCAAGAAAAAAAGATAAATACCATAAAATCCCCCAATCTTTAAGAGATGAATTCGGAGACCCCGAAGCACCAGCAGAAGAAACAGAAGCTCCTGCTGAAGAAGAAGAGCCAGAAGAGGAAACTGAATAATGGCCGCAGAAGTTTTCCAATCAATCGCAGTTAAAGAAATATATGGCTCAGGAACTGCTTTAAGAATTGGGAATGAAATCACAAGCCACGGATTAATTTCTCAAAATGATTTATTAGTAAGCGGAAAATTAGAGGTTAATAACATTGCTTATTTTGATTCCACTGTCCAAGTAAATTATAGTTTACAAAATATAAACAATGTTTTTTCTTCTTTTGGAAGCAGTTCAAACGTAAGAATGGGATATGCCACTACCCAAACACCTAATAATTTTATGCTAGGCGTTAGCACTGAAAGTAATTCGATGGTAATATGCGAAAGAGCTGATGTTGATATTGATTTCGCTCATGCTCTCCAAACCAACCCAACACTTTTCATTCACTCCGCTGACGCAACTGACACCACCCAGTGGATATCATTTACTCATGACCAAACCGATGCCACCATTAATTGGGGCGCAGGAAACCTAAATTTAGAAGGAGCAACCCATACTGGAACAGGAGACGTCGCCATCAACGGCTACGTAACCATCAGCGTTGCCGGAGTCGCCAAGAAATTCGCAACCGTTGCATAAGATGACAGATTACCAAATCGCCAAAGATGTTTCTTTTTTACTTTTAGATATGAAAAAAATCAGTGAAATTCTTAAAAACATTGAAGAAAGATTGAAAAAACTTGAAGAAAAACCCTAATTCTTGGCCAAAATAACCAACTTTTCACCAAAATAACCAACTTTTTAGACATTTTCACCTACTTTTTGGCAAAAAACCTATATTCTTAAGAATACATTCTTTATAAAGAAGCATAGTAGTAGCAGTAATCCCTAAGCACAAATCATCATTACAACTACTAACATAAGACCTATTTTTTTATTTGTCATGTGTCCACTAGTAACTAGTAAGTAACAAAGAGTTAATAATCCCCTAACTAGAAAAACTAATTAACTAAACCCATTAACTATATAATTCTTTAGCATATAAAACATATACATTATATGCTCTACTTGAAAAGCATATACCTAACAAAGAAAACATATAAAACATATCCAACATAATTAAATAGATGAGCATATTAGTAGTAGTATTATGCCACCAAAACAACCAGTAAAATTAAGTGAAGCAAAAATATTAATTTATCTCAGTGAAGTAGCTAATCCATTTAAATACAAAACAATGATTTCTGTAAAATTAGACATTGATTACATTTATCTCAACAGAATCATGAGTCAAATGGAAGCTAAACATTGGATTAAGAAAATGAAAAGTGATATCAAAAACAGGGTATTCTACGAGCTGACCATGGGAGCACCTCTCAGATTAGCCAAGCAAATCATGGAGAATTCATAAAATGGTCAGTTTCGTAAATGCCAAACAAACTAAGCAGGAAAGAAAAAACAAATACAAGCAATTGAGACAAGCTAGATTCAATCCAGAGTTTAGCAGAAGAGCTAGAGACTGGACAACCAGCCATCTCAAAAGACTAATCGACTCATACCATTTAAATGATAATTAAAATAGACCAGTTTAATGATAAGCCAACCAATAGTAATTAAGCAATGCAAACAGTGCCGCTGGACAATCCAGCTCGGCTGGGGAACTGAGGTTTATGAATGCCCTGTCTGCAAATCTAAAGATTTCAGATTTTATAACAAAAAAAGCTTATAAAACTAATGGAGAGTAAAATAAAATGGAACTAACATGCGAAGCGCCAAGAATAATTAAAGATGGCTCCCATGAGGGAGTAATTATTGGAGTTGAATACAGGGAAAAGCCATACAAGTATATGGATTTGGTAATTGAGTTTGATAAAATAAAGCTAAAAGCGGGTTTCCCGCAAACTCTTATGAAAGAAAGCAAACTCGGAAAGCTAATGGAAAGATTTGGCGTTGATGTCCAAGAAGGAATGCAATACAACCCGGAAAAGATATTCATTGGGCAGAAATGCAAATTTACAACAGTAAGAGAGGGGAAGTTTGCTAACATTATCAGTGAGAGCGTAAAGAAGGAGATATAGTTAAATGGTAAAAATCAATTTTATAATAGAAACAGGTAAATTAAGACAACCAAAATCAGCAATAAAAATTATAGAGAAATACATAAGACTTGTTTGTGGAGAATGCTATATCGAAGCCCCCACTGGATACCTAACAAAGAACAGGCAAAGCTAACTCCCATAAACTCAAACAGGTTCATCGTTCCTTGCCCTCATGAACTCTTTGTCTAAAGCTTTTACCTTGTGGAAGCTTTTCCAAAGAGAAAAGCTCATGAGGTCAAGAAAATGAACGACAAGCCTGTAAGTGAGTTTAGAGAAGGAGTGATCAAAGCCTCCGTCTTCGAGCGAACCGCTCAAGGCAAGACAGGAGACTTTATCTCCCAGAGCGTAGCTTTACAAATAAGCTACACTGATAAAGATGGCAACTGGAAGAACAACCAGCTGACCATAGTAAAGAAAAACATCGGAGCTGTGTTAAGGGTGCTTAACAAAGCAGCTCTCAAATGCGGGGTGCAAGAATGAAAAGAGAAATAAATAAAGAACAACAATTTCAAAAAGGAGTAGAACTATTTGTACAAGCAGTACAAACATTCCTTCTACTCTTGATTTTGATAGGATTGTCCTTTATCCATAAAGCCCTAGGCAGACTACTTGCCTTAAGCCTCATTTAACGCCCATTTGGGCTTTTTAAAAATAGACCCTCACTATCGTTCATAATTCAAAGTAATACAATCCAACAACATAAAAATGTCACTACTACATTTAAATACTAATTTCCACCTTCAAGCCTACAAAAGGCTTGCGCAACAGGTTCTTAGTTTTAAATGTATAAGGGACTGAGAGCTATCCCCCCCCAAAAACACTAAACTGCAATTATTTGTGATATTGCTTCACAAATAACTCTGTCGCTTAACTCGAGGAAGCTCCGACACCAGCAATTTGAAACAGGCAAAGTGGAACCTGCTTAACTTTACCGGTGCAAGTAAAGTAAAGCAGAACCCACTCAATCCTGTTACAAAATTACTGGTTGCTCTCCTAATAATGGGGGGATAGCTCTCTTAATAATACCCCCCCAACCCCCCCTCACGGGGGGGCTAAAGCTCCCTTCGGTCGCTAATAATACCGCTCCCTTCGGTCGCTCCCATTCGCTCGCTCCGCTCGCTCATTCATATAAGGATGTAGTATTAGTGTTGATTTGTGTTATTGCGAGTTTGATGGGGTTGGGGTTTTTTATATGCAGGAACCCAGCCGCAAATTTTACAAAAATTATGAAAAAACCCAAAAAATGAAAAAACCAAAAGAATCCCCAAAATTTAAGAGAGATTTAACCATAACCCTACAATCCAACGACTTCATCAACTTAGTCAATACCCAATTAGAACTAGAACGAATCCTAACCCGATTACAAAACAGAAACACCACCAAAACTCATGTATGGGTAAGCTTCATCAAAGAAACCACCATCAACGAGAAAGCAAAAGAGGTAAAAAGACAATGGAAACAAACAAACACAACACACAGGACAACAAAATGGAAGAACTGGACAAACCAATAAACAAACCAATAAACCCACTTGGTTACATAGAAATAAAACAATTAATAGAAAAACTGGAAGAAGACTTTAAAGCAATGAAAACTCAGCAAGGATTTACTTCCCTTTTCCTCGCTGCAGCCAAAGAAGAACTTAAGAAACACCCCGCACCAAAGCTAAAACCCAAACTTTCCCATTAATTCCAAAATATGAGCTGAATCACCCGATTCCATAAAAGATTAACCCCCATGTTTTTCTTGCTCGTATGGTATAATGAATGGGAATAAAACAAATAAAACAAATAAAACAAATAAAACAAATAAAACAAATAAAACAAACAAAACAAATAAAACAAACAAACGCGGGGCTTGTCCCCCGCACGGACACCGATAATAAATGATTCTCGATGATTGGCAGCA